CGGCAATCTGCTCATCAATCGCACCAGTACTGAACTCTGCCTTTAGCTTGAACGCACGAGCCTTAAACTCAGCGTTGTTGTAACGGCGGTAGCTCGTATAAGTAGGCGATCCAGACGGGTCATCCTGCGTGGTTTGAATAAACAGCTTCACGTCTGGAGCGGTTGGTGCAGAACCGTCAAAGTCAACAATCGCGTCGAAATTAGGTCGGTCATCTAAACGAATGCCATAGGGGTAGAACGCACGAGCGCGAAGCGTGCTGTCCAACTTGACGCTGAACACGTCCGAAAATGTGATCGGGTTGTTTTGAAACTCGTAGGTGCCGCTGGTATAAAAACCTTTGTTGCCCTCAAGGCCCAGAATGCTGGTGTTGTCGATGTCGTCTTCCATCAAAATCAACGTGTCATCATCAGCGAGCATGTCGCCCACAGATGCCGTCTCAACACCAGGCTCAAGGTCCAGCTCTAGTTCGTTTTGAGCTGTATCAACAACAAGGTTTGTTTTCGTGCCAGCAAAGGACGGATCCTCTGTTTGTGAGCTGACGTTCTCAACGTTGTCTAAATCAGCCTTGGTGAATTCGATATAAGCCGCATCCAAACTTTCACGGCCACCTGAATCAACAAACTTGATGCTGTACGTTCCAGGCTTCAGATCCTCGTAGGTTTCAGTTGCTGAGCCTGCAACATCATCAGAAATGCTGGTAGAAGTTGCCCAGGTCACACCTGTTAGGTCAGGCGAATGACGCAACCGCACCACACCGCCAACACGCACATCAAGATCACTGGCTTGGTTCCAGCTCAGTCGAGCCTGGCCGTTGACCGGAATCATGCTGAACCCAGTCACATTGCTAGGTGCAGCAGTTTTACCGACAAGGATGAACGTGGCAGACGTGATTCGACTGCTCTTGTTCAGGTAGTTGCGAGCTGAAATCTGCACGTACAACGTGCCAGCACGCAGGTTCCGCAACGTGACGGATGGTGATGCGGTTTCGACCGTTTCCCAGTTGTCGTTATCAATCCGGTATTGCACCCGGAAGTCGTTGACGTTTTGACGATCGTGGTTCCAGCTGATTGACGCACCAACAAACACACTGGAGCCGTCTTCATATAGGAACTCTTCGTTGTCGATGCTGTCCACCGCATTCGGGATGGCAGACAGATTGCTAATACTGCGCGTCGTCAGCGAAACGTCAGCTTCAACAGCGTCGTAAATCGTGCTGTTGTAAGCAATCGCGCTAACCCCATAAATACCGTCCTCAGACTCAGCAACAGACGCAACGCGGAACTGCTGGGGCAGCAGCTCTGTTGTTTGCACCATAAACACTGAATTAGCTGCAGGTGCTTGGCTGAACGCAGTATCAACGTCGATATCACACGTTCCATCAGCTTGCGGCTGAATACCACCAACCGGAATGTCGCGTGTTTCAACAACACCTGTCGGCAGCATCACCGACAACTTCGGGCTGTTCTGTGCAGCTAAAGCAACGGTCAGGTTATTGCTGCTGTCTGCTGTGATCTGCGTTGTGGTTGCAGATTGAATTCGGCCAGAACGACGCTCTCCAGCACGCACTGGATCAGCAATGTCAATCACCATTCCAGGGCGCAGAACAATGCCGCTTTCCAATGCAACGCTGAACTGGCACGTTTCAGTCAGATTCTGTTCAGACAGCAGCGCCCACTTACCGATCCGATGCGCTTGGCCTTGGCTGTAGCAACCAATAGCCTTGATGTCCTTTTTGATGATGCCGTACTTGGCGACAGCAGCATGATCCTCAACGTATTCATACTCCTGATCGCCACGGGTGTCGTAGGACTGCCAGGCCACAACAGCAACGGTGTGACGTGCTTTCTGAGACGTGCCTGAATACTGGAAAATGCCGTCAATAACGTTGCTTTGACTGATCAGGTACTGAGGGTCAGCTGGCCTGTCCTGCAGCAGCGTGAGAGACCCGGCGCTGTAGTACGAAATGCCACGGAAGATGGCTGTCATCTGCTGGATGACGTTGTAAACCTCATCCCTGCTGTTGATCAGCATGTTGCAGCTGAAACGCGGCTCTTGGCCGCCTGCTCCATCTGAGACAAGGCTGTTTGCGTATTGGCTAACTGCAAAAAAGTCGTACTTATCAAGTGTGCTTTCAGGCACACCTGCGCCGTATCTGGTAGAAATCAACAAGTCATACAAAATCCACGCAGGATCTGAACACCAAGTAGCAGCTTGAAACGTGCCATCCCAGATGCCGGAATATGTCAAACGCCCTAGATGTGTGGTTGTATCTACAGTCGCGTTGCTAGGAATCTTGACCTTGATTCCACGAATTAGATATTTGCGAGACGGGATACTGTTGAACTGGCGCGAGTCGAAACGCAGCGCAACTAATGCAGAGTTTGGATAGCGAAACTTATCATCAATAATCTCAGTGAAGCTCTGAAAGATTGTTGTGCTTGCTCTCTTCTGGCTGGTCTCGTCTGCGCTGACACGCACCATCCGAACATCAACAGGATGGCTACCAGTGAAGTCGATTAGATAGTCACGTTGATAGCGGTTGCTGCTTTTGCCGCTGATCGTGTCGTTGATAACGTCGTTATATCCACCGCCGTTGTACTGAATCTGAATCTTGATGTTGACGCTATGACCAACAACATCGCCATCGTTTTCAAGAATTTGTAGTGCTGGAACAGTCAGAGTCACACGCACACGGTCAACATCTGTGTCTGAAATGCTGCGAGTGACAGGTGAGCCGTTTGTTACCTCAATGCCAACTGCCGTTTCCCGCTCCACAGCATTAAACGGACCAGGAATATGGTTCTGTGCTTGTGTGCCGTTTCGGGTGACAACGGTGTAGCCAGCGAAGTTGTTGGTCCCGTCTGAGTTTTGAACTGGCGTGTCATCAAGGAAAATGCTTTTGTTGCCGTCATCTAGTCCTTGAATCTCGCCTTCACTGATGAGATCAAGAACGTTGGCAAACTGTACGGACTGCAGAGTGTCATCCGCCTCAGTTGGCGTCCGATTGCCACCACCACCGCCTTTGCCGCCACCACCACCAGCGCCTTGGATGTAATGGGTCTGAGTCATACCTGCACCTGATCAACGTCTAGGCCGCTCGACAGCACAGCCGATCCAACAAACAAGCGCCCGTATGCAATCGGCACGGGCATCCCCTGTCGTTGGGTATTTACAACGTTAGAGAACGTAAAAGACTCCAGCTGCACTGATTCATCGAGCGTGCTATCTAATCCCGGTTGAGGTGAAATTGATTGAGCGATCCCGCCCAACGTCAGTGCAATGCCTAGATTTCCAACCGCAATGCTGGCATAACCCATTGCCGTGAGAGATGTGCCTGTGGCCCCAGCTGTAAAAAATCCACCACCTGCTGCAGCTGCTGGAGCCATGAACACAGCTGCGGTTATTAAAGCGGCTCCGAGCAAAATCTGTCCTGCGCCTCGTCCAGCACCAGCGATGACAGGAGTAATACTAAATACTTCACGATCACTAAAAGGCATGACCAGAGGAGCCAAATTATCCTGACTTACTTTTTCCCTACTTACTGCTACTCGATAGCCGACGCCGTCTTGTTCACTATCAATCAACCACTTATCTAATCCTGGAAAGTTGACGCAAAGTGCTTTAATTGCTTGCGCTGGTGTATTTACGTCAAACTCAAACCGGCATTGACCAAGCCGTTTACGCAAAGCGCCATAGACCTTAACGACTTTCATGCCTCAAGGCGCAGGCAGTGCTCTTCCCATAGTAACCGCCATAGACATCCCTGCTAGATAGCCTGCCCTGCACATGATGCAGCACCTGCTGATCACCCATGTAAATCGCTGCATGGTTCGGCAACGGTGAAACCAGATTCATCAAAATCAAGTCACCGCGCTGCACTTCCTCAACCAGAATCTTGCGAAAGCCCTCAGCGGCAAAGTTGTCTAGATACAAGTTTTCGCCACGATCCCAGAACTTGTCCCGGCGGTCATAATCCCGCAGCTGGATGCCGTACTCCCTTGCGTACCAGTCCCGCACAAGCGTGTAGCAGTCCACCACACCGAACACGAACTCACGCCCCACATACGGCAGCTGAAAGCCTATTGGCTCGCAGTAGCCCCAGCCTTCAGTGTTTGGGTTGACGACGAACCATGGCAGTTCTAATTTCTCGCAAGCAACGCGATCTGCTGTTGACGGCTCTGGATTGGTCTTTGGATGACTGTGAACAATGGCCACCACCTCACCCTGGTCCTCTACTTCGTCCCAGCCTGACAAGACAAAGTGTTCATCAGGAGTGTCTGCGATGTTTTGGCACGGGAAGTACCGATGCCGACCCTTGACCACAGCAACCAACCCGCAACATTCTCTCGGCGTCTCAGCCTTGGCGTGTTGCAAGATCTCTGCCCGCAACTCGTCTGACAGTTGCATCACTGCGTTAGACCAGCGCCAGGGAACGATCCAAACGGCAGCTCAGCTGTATCGCCAAACCGCAGCTTGCAACTGGCTACACGCTTGCCGCAAACATCCGCAGCCAAGGTGCTGACGCTGTTGCCGTTCACGTCAAAGTAGTTGCTGCCGGTGTAGCTGCATTCACTGCTGCGGTACTTCCACTGGCAAACGTTGGCGATTACCTGCCGCTTAGGAATCTTCTGCCCTGCCAAATCAAACTTGCTAGCCAGCTCAAAGGTCACTTGATCTCGTGACTCACTAGCTTTCCGATCCACAAACCACCGCTCTTCAGGCCAACGAGCATTCGGATCAGCTGCGCTTTCACCATCCAAATACTTCTTCAGCGTTCTGATTCGACGCACTTCCGCTCCACCAAGATCATTTCCCGCAGTTGTGGCATTGACCAGCAGCAACAGCGTGGTCATCGTTGCATCAAGGTTGCTGATCGACAGCGTGGGGCGTGGCAGCGTGCCGGTGTTGCTGTAATCGAAACCATCCGCCTTAATTGGAATACGGGTGTAGGTCTGACTGTTAAAGACGATGTTGCCGCTAACAGCAGCATTAGCCCCGGCATGAAAGCGGTAAACATCACTGCTGCCATGCAGCGTTGAGTCCAGCCTCAGTTCAAACAGCTCGATGATTGCACTGGGGTTGATCTTTGCCAGCTCCTCATACGCTGACGCAATCGCAGTCCAGACACACGTCCCGTCTGTGACCGTATCGCCAACCATGTTCGGCCAACCGGGCTCCGAGCTTGCTGACGTTCCAGCAGTAGAACAACGGAAAAACAAGCCAGACGGCTGCTCCGTCGTGGCGCGTCGAATGTCGCCGACAGAAAACGCGGTACTAGCTTGCCAGGGTCCAACAGCAGCCATTACGGTTCAAAGACTTGACGGAACGTTGCCTGAATATTGGCAAGATTTGAATATGGCAGGGTTTTGCTCCAAGAAGGGCAAATCCATTTGTAGGTCTCACTTTCATCAGGTGGAGACCAGTCAAAAGATCCATTGTCATCAGCCCTGGCATCCAAGAAGGCCTCAATGGTGTCCGCTTGAGATTCTGTGATGTTTTTCCACTCCAAGGTCCATTCTTTTGGGTTTTGGTTAAGGCCCATCGTCAACCTGGCCTGGTAGCCATCGCCGTATTGAACGGTGCGAACAGCAGGCTCGCTCTTTTTTTGAGCACCGTAAGACGGATCAATAGAAGGAAATGTTGCCATTAGCTTGCGAGTAAGCCTCCAGGACGCTTCTGCTTAATCAGTTCCTGTTTTACAGCAACCCCAATAGCTCTGCCTAGCTGGTTGGCTTGACCGGAATCACCTTCGACGCTTGATCCAGACGCATCGACGTTGACTGTGATGTTGCCCATTGCTCCACCAGAAGCCTCAACGCCAAGCTTGCCGTTAGCTCCACGGCGCAGCGGCATGATCGCTTCAGGCCCTGCCTCGCCCATAAGCCCAAATCGTCCTGCGCCGCCGCTGGCGTATTGGAACAGTGTTGGCTTACTTACGATGCCGCCCTTGGCATAAGGCACAATGCCGTTCTTAGCGATAACAGCTCCATTTGCAGCTTCAAGGCCAAGAAAGCCACGCATGCCTGGGAAGATGCCTGCGATTGCATTGAACATTGCAAAGCGCATAAACAGCCTGGTTAGATCAGAAAGCAAGGATCTAGCGAAGTCTGCAAAATTAGCCTTGCCTGTCGTGACGAAGTCAGCAAGAGTATCGCTCATTCTTGTGAATGCGCTTACGGCGACATTGGCAAGATTGCCTGTGAGATCACCCATGCTCTTAATACCTTCGCCAAACTGCTCAGCAAAGCCTTTGCTCTTGTCTTTTAAGTCGACCATTGCTTGAGCTGCTGCTTCAATCCGTGCTTTGACCTCATCTGCTGGGATGCCAGCTTCGATTAGTAAGTTTTTAAATCTTTCAGTCAAGGTATTAATATTTGCCTGCAATAACTGTTGCTTGACTTGCTCAGCGGTGAGACCCATTTTCTTAGCAAGAAGATTCGCTTCTAGCTGCTCGAACTTAACCTTTGCGCCGAGCGCTTTTTCAAGGTCGCTCGCCTCTTTCTCGTTCAACCTCGCAATGTCTTTGTTGTACCTTGCAAGAGCTTCGTTAAGCTTAACTTGTTTGTCAGTAGAAGGCAAAAGATTGTTGTCAAGAATTCTTTGCTTAGCGATTTTATACTTAAGGTTAATAAGTTCACGCTCGCCAATTTTTCCGGTTTGATCCGCAAGTTGCTTGGTTAGGTCAACTAACTGCTGACTTGCTGGTGCCCGCTTACCAGTAGTGCCACTTGGATCAATGCCACTGCCGCCAAGATCGCCTGACTTCAGGCCAGACCCAATGTTAGTTGGCGTCTTTAAGTTGAGAGAAGCAAATGCTCTAGCGACTCTGTCCGCATAAGACTCAGCACTGCCAGACCCAAACAGAGCGCTCGCTAGTTTTTCATCTAATATCTCCATATATCTTGGACCTAAGCTTCCAGAGGTCACAGCATCCTGGAGTGGCTGGATTGCACCAAGAGCGCCAGGTAATTGTGTTGTCAGCTCTTGTCTAGCTTGTGAGGCAGATGCATCTTTAAGTGCGTCCAAGCTTGTTTGACCATACGTTTCGAGGTATTTCTTTTCAAGATTTCCTCTGTTGATTCCCTTACTAAGCTCGGGAATCATTCTCGCAATTTCTGAAATCTGATCTCCAATGAACTTGAACACTGGTTCAAGCACAACGACAATTCCTTCGCCAATTTGCTTAAATAGGGTGAATAAATCCTCACCAAAGACGATAAATTTAGCAATATTTTCCTTGATTGATTCTTCGTTTTGCAGGGCAAAGTTGATCAAATTCGTCGCATAGTCTTGAAAACCTGCTCCAACGTTTGCAAAAAAGCCGCCAAAAGCTAGCTGTGCTTTTGTGATAGCAACCTCTAATCGAGCCCCTGCAAGCTCTGGGGCTTTTGCCAGCTCTTCGGCAGTAGCGCCATATCGACGAATCAGCTCTTCAGTAAAGCCAACAAAGTCGTCGAGTGTTACCTTGCCTTGCTCGAGCAACTTGTCTAGCTGTTTGGTGCTGATCCCCATAGAATCAGCAAAAATTGTAAACGCACCGGGTAATCTTTCGCCGATTTGTTGTCTCAATTCTTCGGCGCTAACTTTACCTTTGGAGAACACCTGAGATGCAGCTCTCAAGGCAGAATTGAGATCGTCAGTGCTACCACCAGTCGCGAGAACAGATGCAGAAAGGGCCTCAAATGCTTTGTTAGTTTCATCTGTGCCAAGCCCAGCTCCAACAACACTGGCTTTGAGTTTGGTGTACTGAGAAATAGTTGTATCTAAAGGTACAACAAACTGCTCTGAAAATTTCTTGGCAGCATCAATGCTTGTATTGAAGTCTTCCTGACTAGTGCTGACACCAGCCAGAGCTATCTGGTACTTGTTGAAGGTTGCAACTGTCTCTGCAACGGCTCCAGCTTGCTTGCGAATGTTTCCAACGAAAGCACCGGCTGTTGCGCCTACAACAGCGCCAGGTACGCCTCCAATCGCTCCACCAATAAGAGAACCTGCAAAGCCTTCAGGTCCTCCGAAAACACCTGCACCGAGAGCGGTAGCCGCAACACCACCCGCAGTCTTCAATCGCCCGCCAACACCACCACCACGCTTAATACCTTCTGCCTTAGCAAGCTCTTGGCTGTACCTATTGATATCTGCCGTTAATGCACGAAACTGCCTAGAGCCAATCTGAGCCTGACTCCGCAGGCCTTGCATAGCGTTAATTTGTGCCCTAATTGTCTCAATATTTCTGCGCCCAGCATTGTCAAAGCTTTTTATTCTTGTTGCGACTTTGCCTATGCCTTGCGCGTCAAGCTGGTTGGCTGCATTAGTGAGACCACGAAACGCAGACTCGAGTTTTTTGACTACGGCAGAAGCGCCTGCATCCGAAAACTCAAGACTGATCTTGATCTTCTCAGTTGCTGGTGCCATTTGAGCGCTTCCTTAGTTCGGTTAGGACTGTCGCCTCCATTACCTGAAGACGCTCAAGCACGTCAGTGCGATTCTCCACATTGTAGAGGTCAAACAAGCCCCCGGAACCCAGCAATACTTCGTATTTCAGCCCAATTAGACCGTCCATCGACACATTCCACTGGGTCTGCGCACGCAGGAAAATCTGCACAGTCTCCCAGTTTTCATCCCAGACCTCAAAGTCAGTCGGCTCTTCTGCTTTTGGCTTTGGCAGGTTTACGCCAAACGCTGCCGCATCTTCCTGGGTCCTGTCGTCAACAAGTTGACCGCCAGAAGCCCAGAAGATGGCAGCGTCTTTTAGTTTCCCGCTTCACCCTCAGAGTAAGTGTTGGTGTAGGCGTTGAGAACTGACTTCAGCCAGTCAACGTCATCCGCAAACTCTTTCAGCATCGATTTCGAGAAAGGCAGCTCTTGCCCGTCTTCTTCGATGCCTTCCCAGCCAACCATGATCTTCTCGAGAAATGGCAGGCCAGTTGCCTCACCCATTTTCTCTAGTTCAGACATCTTCACCCTTTTGAAGATGGCCACAAATTCAGATGTCTCAAATTCGCCTGGACGATCTGAGCTCGGCTCACGCACTTCAACAGGCCATTTGAAGGTCTTATTCTTCTTGCGTACAAAAGCCATTAGGTAAAGAGATAAGCCGGCTCAGCATACACAAAAAAAGGGAGCCCGCAAAGGCTCCCTCTCGACGCAGCTCTTTACCAGCTTAGGTGTAAACCAAATCAAATTCAGCGTTAGCTGCAGAATCTGGGACACAGGTGTACGGAATCTCCAGCATCGCAATGCCGTCAGAATCACCGTAAGCCACATCGCCAATATCTACCTTGCTAGAGGTGAATTGGACAATGTTGCCAGCTGTGCTGCCATGCGTGAACTGCAGGTTCCCCAAAGCAGCATCGTCATCAACAGCAGCAGCGAAGTAGTCCTTTGTTGCCACCGTCACTGCCTCGATCGAGACAGAGCCAGAAGCAGCACGATCAGTGATCAGAACCTCTTTGGAGCCGCCAACCAGCTCTCGATAAACCGTGGAGTTGCCAAGGTCAAAGGAGAAGCTCTGAAGAGCGCCAGCGTAAGAGAGCAACTGGAAGCTGCTGGTATTCCCGTTCTTGAAGATTAGTGGATCATCCTGGTTTGCATAAGTAGGCGTCAGGATTGCGCTGTCATCAGGAGCGTTGTAAATGCCGGTAAAAGTGAAATCCAGAGTTGGAATTTCGCCAACATTTGCGGTCAACGCCACGTTTCCACGGCAGCCAGTCATCTTGTGACGGACACCATCAATCATGTAATGAATGGTGACTGATGAGAAGCTGGAGCTGACAGGGTCATAAGTGACCGAAGTGCTAGCAACAACAGTCTCAGCCAGACCACATGCCTTTAGTGCTTTTCCGTACTGAGGCGCAGTTCCTGCAGTGCCAGATCCTGCGAGTTCAACGCTGAAAGTACATTCAACGCGAGTGTTGGCCAGCAGCTGCTGAGAAGCACCCAGGTAAGGCCGAATCAAGTCGCGGCTGACAACATCACTGCTCTGAGGAGTGATGCTTAGATCCCTCACGAGTACGGCGTCGGCTCCGTCCGGGGTTGGATCTGTCCCGTACGTTGACTCCGTCTCGATCACGATCAGGCGTTTGCGTAGTAGCAGTGCCATCGGAACTTTCCTTTGATGGTTGTGGTGGAAGCGTCCGCTCGATCAGAGTGCGTACGCCTGTTTCAGGATCAAGGAGGTAACTCCCGCCATGACCACTGTGTTCATCCAACATGGTAAGTGGAGGACATGGTTAGGTTCAGCCTAACTGTCACCACCTATTGGGTCAGATCAGCCACTTGCGTGCGATATCGAATTTCGTATTCGTTAGAAATAATCCCTAGGGTTTGATCAGCTTCAATGAACTCAAACTCAGTCCTGACAGGCTGAACATCAATTGCGTATCCGCCAACAGTCAGATCTGACATGATTTTGCTGTGCAACGACTCAATCGTGTCATCAGCCGCTTGATCAGGGATGGTTGCACGCTCAATGACTGAAACACGAATCCGAAGAGTCCAATCCAGCGTTGGCATGCTGGTGTTTTGATCTGCATCGTCTGAAATCGGCTCAATGACGATTGCTGGAGACTCATCACGGCTTAGCGGCTCAACTCTGCTCCTATAAATCCTTGTGTCGACACCTGTGGTGTCTGCCAAGGTCGTCTTGATCGTGGCAAGAATGTTCTCACGCTTAGTAGTCATGCCTTCTCCAGCATCACACGCATGATTTTGCCATCGTCAAGAAGCATCGGCTCTCTAACTGTGTAATTGACGCTGTCGACTGTCATGGTGTCACCCTGCGTCACAGACGGAAAAGCAGATGTCTTGACCACCACTGAAAAATCAGTTGTCAACACAAGACCGTCGGCAATGATTTCAGACGGGGATTCAAAGTAACCCACACTTGTAATTTCACCAGAAACCACTGGCACCGTGAAGCCTGGCGTATCAAAGAAAGCGTCGAGGTCTTCAGCGAAAGAAAGTGCCATATGAAAAAGCCCCCGCTAGGCGAGGGCTACAGATCAGGATCAGTTGTACTTTTTACGACCCAGGCCAACGACGCTTACAGCGCCAGCGCCAGTGCCACCAGCAACAGTGATGACCACACGCGCATAGCGCTTGATCTCATCAGTGTTAACAGTCAGGCTCTCGACGAGAGCAGTGTTAGCAGTGGTGGTGGTGAAAGCAGCACCAGTGACATCAGCAAAGGTGCTGTTGTCAGAAGAGTCCTGCACCTTGACGGCATAAGTGATGCCAGAGCCACCGGCTTCGGCATCAAGGATCAGGGTGATATCACCCTCATAGTCAAGGAGGTCGACGCCTGTTTCATTGCCAGTTGCGGTGACAACGTCGTTAGGCGCAAACGACAGGGCGGTCAAAGTCCGCCGAGTGTTGCCGATGCTCATGATTCCTTAGTCCTCTTGCGAGTGGTTGGCTTTTTAGGAGCTGGCTCAGGAGCCTTTTCCTCCTCTTGATGCTCAACAGCTTTGCCAAGGCCCAGGAGGGTCACAGCATCGCTGTCTTCGACTTCCAAAATGGAGCCCGCAGCAGCGGGCTCACCGGAAATCATTACTGGCCTCAGAATTTCAATCTTCATGAGTCAGAAACGATGTGACAGATCACCTGGATCAGGTGCCGTAGCAGAAGGCGCCAGGCTGCTTAACAGCGAAGTCAACATCTTGCAGAGCAATGATGCGGACGGTGCCAGCAGTTGCACCTGCATAAGGATCAACGGTCAGATCCAGACCAGACCACATGGCCATGATCAGCTGTGAGAAGTCGCCGAACAAAGCGTCGTTGTTAGCGAGCTGGTTGGTGACGGTCACGGGGTAGCCGTTGATTTCGTCGTTCTCGTAGACGAACATGCCAGTGTTGCTGGCTTTCTCGGTGCTCTTCAGAGCGCCACGAGCAGATGCGTTGATGATGTAACGCAGACTGCCAGCGTCAGCGTTAGCCACTGCCACGTCGGTTTCCATGCCGATGTACTCGGCGAAGGTTCCGAAGGTGGTGATGGTCTGGGTGCCGATGCCGGTGGTGTTGATCAGACCCAGAGGCTGGTTGGAAGAACCAGAGCCGTTCAGGCCCACACGATCCAGCTCAAGAGCCAGCACGCGAGCCAGGTCGTCACGGACCATTTGCTCAACGTCGATGCTGGACTGCAGCAGCAGCTTGCGGGAGTAGTCAACAAAAGCACCACAGGTTTTGGGGCTGAGGTTGACCTGCTCGATGGTCTGCTGGGACTCGGTGGGAGAAGAACCTTCACCAACCCAGTAAGCAGTTGCGCTGGAACCCTGCTTGGGGATTGAGATGTTGCCGTTGATGCCCGTCAGGGTCGTCATGCCGGCGTCAGCCAGTGCAAGACGGTTGCGAAGCAGGTCGATGAAGCTGCCAGACAGCAGGACATCGTCAACGAGGTTGCCGCCAGCGGTGGCAGTACCAACGTTCAAGTCACGACGCAGCACCTCGTTGGGCACCACAATGCCGTTGGAGGAACGCTCGTACTGCTTAGAAGCAGCTTGGCCGACTTCAATCTCAAACTCAGCTTCGCGACGAGCAGATTGATCGCCGGGGTTAGCCAGATAGTTCAGAGCGCGAACAAAGCTGAAGCGCTTGACTTCTTTCTGAGACAGGCCGACATCGTTGGAAGTGACATCGGCAGAACGGATGGGTTGTTCCACTTGACGGGTTCCGAGTTTTTCGAGGAATGCAGCACGAGCCTCATCAATGGAGCTATCTCCATCGACAAGTTCTTGTGCCAGGTCTGCCATGCGGTGCTGAGCACCGAGGGCGTTGATGGCGGCAACGCGGTCTTTTTCAGCCTTCTTGGCCTCCGACCGGATCACCTCCAGGTTGGGAGTTTGTTCTTCCATCGCAGGAGCGGGTGTAGATGCGGTCGTGACCGCTGAACGAGTTTCCTGTTTTTCAACAGGAGCTTCGTTTGTAATAGTAGTGTCTTCAGGTTGTGAAGATTCAGGCATAGCAGGCTCTTCCGAAAGAAGTGAACGTCCGATTCCAATTGTGGGGTCAGCCGGAATCGAAACAAGGCTCAATTCGTGAGGCGTCCAGCTAGTAGCAAGCACTCCCTCTTCGCGTTGCTCAACCTCATCGATTGAGTAGCCAAACGAAATACCGCGCAAGATGCCGTCTTTAACGTCATCTAGATACTGTTTGGCAAAATCAGAGCGCGAAAAGCGGATTTTTGCATAGGCACGCTTTTTGTCTTCATCCAGATAGGCCCGCTCGACCACACCCAGAACTTTGTCAGGGTTGTGATTAAAGAGGAACGGAGCGCCATCATTCAGGCGCATGAAGTTAGGTGCTTTGCTGTCATGGCTGAGCACTTCGCTCCCGAAATACCGCGTGACGGGGTACTCAGAGCTGAAAGGAAACTCAAAAGTCCGCTCATCAAGAGAGCGAATATCAGTTGCCTCAGTCCGCTGCATACGCTCGCCAATGACAGAGCGCTTCTCTTCAGGCTCCTCAACTCGATCCTCTTCAGCCTCTTCGGCACGAATCGGAGCAATTTTGGTGAGCGTGCTGAATCGATGGCCAGCGAAGATGTCAGTCTCTTCGCCGTCGCGATAAATCGCGATCAATGCAGCAGGATCCTCTGGAGTGCCGTTGATGACAAACGTGCTGCCAGGCACGTCAATCTTGCCGTTGCGCTCAACGCGAGTGATCTTGCCCCGAGCGCGACCCCCTGGAGAGTTCCAAGAAACAAAGTCGCCTGTTTTTAGGGCATCGGGTGCTGCCCTTTCTTGTTCCTGCTCCATAGAAGTCAAGAGTTCTTCCTCATTATTGCTAATAAGTTGTCTACCTTCTCGTGCCTTCTTGATTCGCTTTGAGCGAGCGTCTGACCAAGACTTGCCTGCATCACCTCCCCAAGCAGCCCAAGCAACTCTTCCGTTGCTGGGATAGCCATCTTCTCCGGGGCTAAATCCCTGCCCTTGCTTGTCCACCTCGTGCCTCGCGAACCAAGCAGACATAGTCACAACTGTGTCCGGTGACAGCTCATTGCCACTCAAAATCTGACTCGCTCTGGTGCGAGCAACGTCAGTCCCGCCACCCTCACCATCAGACTTCCAATCGCGATAACGCTGAGCCTCAGTCCTCATGCCCTCATTGGGCATAAGGTCAATCTCAACTCCGTTTACGTTTGCCATTGGTCCGCTTGCGGGTGGGCTGTGGCTCTTCTGATTCAAGCAACGAGAGCTGCGTAGCCTCGTCAGTTAAGTCAAGGTCCTTGTCTAGCTTGACTCCAGCTTCAGCAGCGATTTGCTGCTCGCGAGCAAGCTCAGCGACGTTGTCATCAAAATCACCGCCTGAGTAGGCAATGACCTGCTGCTTAGTCATGTAGCCAGCCTGCTCAGCCTCGCGGTAAGCCTTGACTTCTTTCAGCGGGTCAACCCAGCTCCAGCCACGCGGCATCCAGCGCGGAGACAAATAACGCTCAGGGCGCAGCTCGTAGTCAGGAAAATTGCAGTAACCGCTCAAGACTGCGAGGTTCAGCCACTCACGGAACACTCGCATGTGCAGGTTGTCGATCAGATACTTCTGAACAACACGCCAGTGCTCACGGTCCTCGAGCAATGACAGCCTTGAGCTGCTGTAGTTGGTGTCGCTGAAGTCGCGAGACAACGTCTCATACGAGCAACCAAAGCCAGACGCAAAACGCCTCACCTTGTTTTTGACAAACATCTCAAACTGTTGATCCGGAGAGTCAATGTCCGGAACAGTGATCTGCTCGCCAGGGCTCAAGTATTTGAACGTGCCAGGCGAAAACTCACTGATGCGCTCGCTGTTTTCAACGTCATCAGCCATCAACTCGCCTTCGTTGTTGGTGATAAAGCCCATGATGCTTGCGCCAGCACGAGCGCGAATCACGGCCGCTTCTTCATAGCCCTGCAGCTGATGCGCATCTGCCATCACGCTGTGGAACCAGGGCACGCCCCTGTTCTGGCCTGGCCTTTCAGGCATAAACAGATGAATAACGTCATCTGCAGGCAAGAAAACATGCTTCCTGTCAGGGACAGGATTGCCCTGGAAAAATGTATCGCCGGGGTGACGAGTAAGGATCGCGTACCGCACAGGACGGCCCCACTCATCAACCTCAACTCCGTTTCGCCACTCGTTGCCTTTTTTGCCCGTTGCGCCGTTGTATGACTCATCAAGAAGATCGCTCTCGATCATTTGCAGTGCCAAAGGCACCTTCGATTCACCAAACTGACGCCGCACAATGCGGAACAACGCTTCGCCCGACTCGCACATCGCGCCAGCAGCCAACCACTCAAAATCGTGAAAGCTGTACCGACCAGAGCAGTCGCAAGCGTTAGGCCGCGTCCAATAGGACCATTTGGCCTCAATCTCGTTGTTAATACGGTTGTCTCGCTTGCTGCCACGCAGCTGCAACACCTGTGATTGCAGCTTGATGCCGGTGCCGATCACGTTGATCTGCGTTGTCCGCTTCGCTTGCCGCGCATACGGATTGTTCCGCACCATCTCACGGGAACGATCCCGCAACCTGCGCAGATTGCCTCTGATCTCAGCATCAGCGCTGGCCTGCGTTGACATCCAATCAGATGTCAATCGAGAGACCATCGCGCCGCTGTACGCACGACGGAATACACGGGCAGGCGCCTTGCCAAAGCCCAAGAAGTTCATGACGCTCGAACGAATACCCATGATCAGTTGAACCTCACGAACATGTTGCGCGGATTGCCAAGACCGTTGGCAATCAACTCAGCTTGGTCCTCACGCTTTACTTCTGCCTTCAGGCGACCCTCAAGCTGAATTAAGTCAGGCAAGTCGTAGCGCTTGAGGTTGCGATTACCGATCTTGTACTCCTGAACCGCGCCACCAGCAATCAACGCTCGGATCGCAGCTTGCACGGCCTCGAGATCTTTCTTGGCCTGTGATCGACCATCGAAAGCACCGGGCAGCCCTGCATACTCGAGAGCCGCTTCAACTTTTAAGTTGCCGTAGCCAATAGTGATCTTTTCGCTGCCTTTGCTCGCGATTGCCTGCCAGAACCAATCACCAGCGTCGAAAAGAGCGCTATCAGTCGCTGAAATATTGAACTCCCATCCGTCCTCGTACACAGTCCCTGTGGAAGTGTGACCCTCACCATCACCATTCGTCCTCAAAAAGTATTTGAGGGTCCAACTGGAGCTGTCGATGACATTTTCAAAAACATCCGCTGTGGCAGAGTCTCTCCACTTCACGGTGTCACCAGCTCGGATCTCGCTTGGGATGTTCACGGGACTACCAGCTTTGGACGAAATTACGGCGTTTAGGCCGTTTTTGCTGCTTTGATCCTAGCTGAGACGGCTTATTAGGCTCATTACGCCGCTCAAACTGATCCCAAATGCTGCGGCGGTCAAATTTCTGGTACATCCGGTGCAAAGCGGCATACGCATAGACCATTTCGTCCAATGCCTCGTTGGGACTTTGGCTTTTTTTGACCCAAACACGCTCAGGGAAGCCATTTCGATACCTAAGCACCTGCCGCTCTGCTGTTAGCTCTTGGAAGTAGTCGGGACCGACAGTTGGATAGAAGTGAAGGTATCCAGGGCCTGGATCATTGTGCTTCAGCCGCCCAAACAACAATGACTTAACGCCATCAACGCCAACAGGGAACAAATGAGCGCCATTTTTCATCGCTCGACCCTTGAAATTGATATCAACCTTGCTTGGCTTGCCCAAAGGTGGTTTCCCTTTCTGACCCATACCTTTAATGGCAATCACGCCCATTGCCGCACGCTCTCGCGCATAGCCATAGACCTCTTGTGTGTGGTGACCACCAGAGTCAATGCAGCAAACCTCGATATTCAGCTTGCGGCCATCTTCTGTCTCATACGGGTTTTGCAAAACCTCGTCTAGTTGCTTCCACACCTCCGCCCTGGACGGTGATCCATACAGAACCACTCGATCAACCAAATAAGCCTCTTCATCTCTGGCCCATCCCCACACTGACAAACTCAATCTGTCGTCCTGGCAGTCGCAGCCGCAGGTAAGCAACAAAACTTCGGCCGGTGGTGACGCCTGCTTGTATTTCTCCTCAGCAGCACGCTGCAGCAACGACTCGCCACTGATCTTGCTTGCGTACTCGTCCTCCCAAACTTCGCCAAGGATCGTGTTGACCCATGTCTTCAGCTGTTCGGCATCGTGCTTGGCATCCAAAAATTCCTCGACCAGGTTTGACCACGCTGCATTAGGGCTGTAGCTGTACGCCGCCCAGATATGGAAGCCAGCGTGTTTGCCATTGAAAGGACCAGTCCCTCGCCACTCGCCACGCTCAACCATCCACCTCTTCTTGGCGTGCGGAATCATCACTCCACACTTCTCGCAGCAGTAAGAAGCTGTTGACGGATCATCGTCAAACCAGCGGATGTTGGCCCACCGCAAATACTGCATGTGACCGCAATCTGGGCATGGGACGTAGTAGCGCCTCATGTCCGACTGGCTGTACATCTTTTCGATCCGACTGAAATCTTTGACCGTCGGTGTAGAGCCAGAGACGATCTTGCGGTTCCAGTAGTACTCAGTACGCCTGATGCCCAGCTTGATCTGGTCACCCTCTGATCCAGCTGAAGGCGGATAGCCGTCGACCTCATCGAACAGCACAATCCGCCTGCTCACACGCCGGAAGCCACGCGGCGAGTTGGCGCCAACAAGACTAAGCGTCCCCCCTGGAAACTGTTTTTGCAGGATCGTGTTCGCGCCATCCTTTGCCTTCGCCTCACTCACCAAACCCCTAAGGCATGGAGTGTCACGCAGCATCGGCGCAATCTCCTCTTTTGAATATCCCTGCGCGTCCTCAATCGTCGGTTGCACCAGCATGATTGGCGCTGGATCTTGGTGGACGTGATACCCCACGACGTGGTTCAAAATCTTCGAGTAGCCGACCCTGGCTGACTTCATCACCGTCACCTGTTCGATGCCAGGGTCAGTAATCGCGTCCATGATCCCCTTCTGATATGGCAGGGTTCGCCATCGCCCACCCTCCGCGCTCGACTCCGCGCTCAAGAAAGCATTTTCATCGGCCCACTCACTGAGACTCAGCTTTTTAGGTGGCTTGAAAGCCATGTAGGCCTTCTTTTCGAGCAGCTCGATATTGCTCATTCCTCTGCCTCCCGAGCCAAGTCTTCAAGCGTTTCGCGCACGATATCTTCTAAACACGCCATAGCGCCTGAGTCCAGATCAGGTATTCGCTGCTTTGCCTTACTCGGCAAACCCATGATCTTGTTTCTGGCCATAGTGACAATCTCAACCCACTTGGCTTCAACTTCTGCTGCTGGTACAAGCAAACCCTCCTTCTGCTTCCTGTCCAGCTCAAGCAACTCAGCTTTCAGGTGCTCGGTTCTGGCTCGGCTTTCGTCGTAGTCAGGGATGTACTCAGATGTTTTCGTCATCCGTGGGCCTGGTGGCCTGTCTGCAACTTTTGCAGCTGGCTGCTCTTGGATTACTTGTGCAGCCTTTTGGTGCGCGGTAGTCTTGCGGGTTTGCGTGTTTTTTCGATAGTCGTCAGCGAGCGTGGCAGTGTCCAGCCGCTTCTTACCTTTTTCATTAAGAACTGTTTTGAGTCGGCCTTGTCGTATGGCTTGGCTGATTGCTGGTGCGGTGATGCCAAGAATTCGTGCTGCTTCGGCTTGAGTTACTAATGCCATCCGGCGTTTACGGGGAAATCAAAAAGTGCAATGTTCAATTGGACGTTGGCAACTTTTTAGTTGCTTCATAACGCAGATTGTAGATTATTAATCTACTTTGTGCGCTTGTGCCTAGCAAAATCGTGCGGCTCGAAAGACTT